GTCTTGTATTTCTATAAAGTAATTTTCTTTTCCGACAATGCTTTGCATTTTATATGCTGAATCTAAGGCATAGTTAAAATCGCCTCTCAAAAGAGCCTGAGATATTTCACCATTAAGGCAGCCAGAAAGAACTATTATTCCATCAGAGTGTTGTGATATTAAATCGTGATCTATTCTTGGCTTAACATAATAACCTTCTAGAAAGGCTCTAGAAGACATTTTAATAATATTATGATATCCAGTATTATTTTTTGCAAGTATAGTTATGTGATAGGGGCCTCTTTGTTCCCATTCATTTTTGGATGGACCAGATCTTTCTTCTTCATCTCTATCAAATCTTGTTTTTCTAGCCTGGTAAAACTCGCTTCCGAAGAATTGGCTTTACTCCAACGGCATTTGCTACGTCATAAAAGTCCAACCACGAATGTATGTTGCCATGATCAGTTGTTGCTAGGCCAGACATTCCAAGCGATTTTGCTCTATTCAAATATTCTTCCACATCTCCATGTCCGTCTAGCATTGAGAAAACTGTGTGGTTATGGAGGTTTGTCCAGTTTTTCAACCGATACCCCTATCCTTGTCTGAACTGTTCAAGGAACTATCTCTTGTCTCTCTATATGTAATAATCACTATTCCCCCACAGTATTTGCACGGTACAGCTAGTCCCTGTTGGGCAAATGCATTTCTGTACATGTACCCCATCGGCTGATCTGATTTACACTCAGAGCACACCCCTATTACATCATCTGGATTTTTTATATTATCAGTCATTTTGTTGTTCTTTTACATTTTTATATGCAAATCTTACTGGAGAAGGCATTGATTCTTCGCTGCCCTCTACGTACCTATCCCCTATTGTAATCCATTTTTTCTTTTTTTCCAAATTACAGTCTCCACATCCGACTCCAGCTGAGTTTGCTCTATCGCAAGTGTAAGGTCTGCCGCCAATTCCCAACTGTCTTCTTTTAATCCAATCATTTATATGGCTAGAAGATTTTTCATAATTGAAGTCATCGCATAGACTCAGTATCTCATATAAAAACTGTATAGATTCTTCACTGTATGTGAGTATTGAACATAGGAATAACCTAGTTTCATGGCTTAGTGTTTTGGTTCTTTTAGCTTCCTCAACATGTCTTTTTATTGCAGGACAGTTTCTTAATAATTCTTTTTTGGTAAATCTTTTTTCAAATTCCGATAACTCTTTAAAAGACTTGGATCCAAACTTATTAAAATAATCAAGGAAGTCTTTAGATCTTTCTTTATCTATTTCCATATTATATGTAAAATTTAAATACCATTTTGCGGCTTTTGCGCTAAACAATTGTTCAGGAATCGTATTGTCTCTAATCTTTTCGCAGTATTTCTTAATGCTAGACATGTCCGAAAACAATATATCTTTGTCTAAAAGGTTCTTATATAAACCGGTATCTTGATGAATAGTCCCCGGATATCTCCACATTCTTCTCATATCATAAACACTGAAATCTAAATTGTTCAATTTTAAATCGTCTTTTATTTTATTTGCTATATATCTATATAGATTCGGAAGAACATTTGATGGACTTATGCCCAGGCATATAGCCTCGCATTCAATATGGAAACCTTTTTTGCCAGTAAAATATACAATAAGGGCCTCAGCGGGTATGAATTCTTCCAAATATGAATATAATTTTCTAGCTTCTACAAGAGATGTTTCTCCATCTTCAGAATCTATATCAAAATAAAGTGAGCCCAACCTAATTGATTTATCTATATCAACTGTATCGTAATGCCATATTGAGGTATATATTCCGAATATTTTGGTGCTGTTTTGCGTAACTATCCACCTCTTTTATGTCGAGAAAGACAGGAAGATTATCTTTTTTTTCTCTAATAACTTTATTCAAAGACTTTACATATTTTGCTACTTCAACGAATTTCCATCTATTGGTATATTTTGTTTCATCTGAAGTTAGTTTCATAGTATTTTTGACTTGTTGTTCTCTTGCTTTACGTTACACACTATTATTTTTTTGTTGTCCTCGAAAAAACAGTTATTATTTCTATAGTACACAGATTCTTTTATGTAGAATTCTATATTAGAAATTATCTTATGTCTTCTTTTCAATCTCTGCTCTAGGTCCATTTACTCTCCATTGTGGATTTATTAGATCACTGTCTTGTATAATTAAATGCATTTTGGATGCAACGTTATCGGCTAGGTGTACTATGAAATCAAGATAGGTTATTGGATATGTTTCTGGAACCGGAGACCAAGGGCCAAGATGGCATCTAATTAGTCTCAATATTGATTGTATTACTTCTTCTGAAAGATATAGTGTTGACGAATCTGTTTCTGAAGACATCTTTTTATCTTTAATTCTACATTTCTCAACAAAACCACCGACGGCATAGGGATGCATCGGATCATATCTTGCACTTCCATTTTCTGAATCTTTTACTCCCTTGCATACGTCGTGCAGGAGAGATGCTGCAAATACAACATCTTTTTCTTCTACACTCAAGGTGTAAGAATCAGAAAACACTGCGGCTATTCTTACGACTCTTTTGGTGTGAAGGACGTTGCCACCAATGCCGTGCTCATCTTTGGGATGATATTTTCCGCTAAAACTAGAAGGTATATCCCAAAAGTTTTCTGCCTTTAAAAGCACTGATCTTACAAAAGATTTAATAGAATCATCTGATATAAAATTTATTTCCTCTAGGAGAGGAGCTAGCTTCTCATCTTCTGCTTTCAGCAAAGCGTTTGATCTTTTGTCGACAAGAATATCATCTAGTATTGACTTAGTCATCTCTATTCTTTCTTCCATTTTGAACATGGATCATCAAAGGGGCATTTTTTGCAATATGGTATTAGGCCTCTTTTATTCATAAAAATTTCTGTTGCATCTATTTTATCACACCAATCATCAAAAACCATTATATCATCTTGACTCAACAAATATTCTTGAAAGCCTATGTTTTGACTCATCATATCTATGAATCCATATTTTGTTAGATGAGACTTATCCGGATGTCTTGATTCAAATCCCTTTTTCAGGCATGCGAAATCAGTTTTATAAATATCTTTTTTACTATTTTTGTAATTAAAAAGTATTTTTATAACATAGAATGTCTTATTAAAATACACTATAACATCAAATGAATCTTTTATGCTAATTCCTTTTTTAGTAGAAATATAGTACTCTTCTGATATTGATATGGGAATAAAATCTACCTTAGAATAATGACTATAAAACAACAAGAGTGAGTTCGCGGCTTTTGTAGTTAAGCTAGACATGTTTCCGTAGACTGTTTCATGCTGTTCCGTAATAATGTCATAAGAATTTGTGTCTTTTGGAAACCACATCTTTTCCCACCTATTTAATATTGCTGCGTAGGAAGGCAAAGATCCAGATTGTTTTTTAAACATAAAAAAACATATAATATTTTTTATTGTTTTTTCAAATTTGTCTGAATTTATTTCGCGGGAATACATCTTTTCAGACATTTTTTGTATGTGCCTATAGTCAAAAAGTCTTTCGCATATTTGAAAATCTTTTATTGCCTCGACTGTTATGGTGCTCATTAGTGAAAATCCTTATCGTTTAACAGGTCATCTAATAGGGAGGATCCAGAGTAAGAATCACTAGTAACCGGCTCGTATTCTTCGTATATCTTTTTGCTATCAACGTATCTTACTAGCGGAGGATCGTATAAAAATGCAGACCCCGTTATTCTATTTTTGGGAATTTGAAGCTGCATTATATTTTCGTCTTCTGTTTCATCGTCAGTAGCTAATCTTTTTTCCGTTAAGAAAATGGTGACTGCACATTTTTGTTGAATTGTTAAAGATCCACCAGTATCAGATTGTTGAACGACTTCTCTTTTTTCTTTCATTCTATTAGCGTTCTCTTGAGCAGTTATTATTAATGCGCAATTCATATCTCTAGCCAATTTTTCTAGGCGAACCATCATTTCTTCAAATTCTCCCCACCTAGGCTTGCCCTTACCGCCACCTCTGGTAAACATTGATTGTATTGTGTCAATTATTATAACATCTGGAAGGTCAACACTATGACCCAGTATATCCCTAAGCCAGAATTCTAGATCTTCAAAATAAGGAGTATCTGGATCGTGCCTAACCATTAATCTGTCACCCCAAAATAGAAGCTTTTCTTTAAATATATCTAAATATTTATTTTTTTCTTCGTCTGTCCATTTTGAATACTCTGCATAAACGTTTTTCCCTATTATTTGGGTCATTAATATTCTTTCCCAATGACCTATTGCTTCCTCAAAGTTAACGTATAAAACCCTATATCCATTATCGAGCCAATGATTTGCCAGACATTTAGCAAACGTGCTTTTACCCTTGCCGGATGCGGCTATGATTGCATGTACGGCTCCCCTAAAAAATCCACCGCTATCCGTATATCCCATTGCTCTATTTAAAGACTTAAATTGTGTTGGCAAAAAGTTTGGTATGTCAAGAATTGAATTGACTCTTTTAATAATATCACTACCGCTAGTAACTTTTTCTAGTGGATCATACCTTATCTGATTTTCTAACTCTCTTATTTCAGATGTAAGAACCTGTATTCTTTCTAGGTCCGTCTCATCTTTTAATCCCTTTTGAGTTAATATTGATTGAAGTTCTTGTAAATAATTTATTTGTTTTCTTTTTTTAGCCTTATGCTTAACTAATTCAGTAATAGATTCAGGTTCAGATAATTCAAGAGAGTTAAGAATATCTAACATAATTGAAACCCCTGCGTTGCCGCCGAGGGCCTCATATATATCCGAATCTGTTTCAAGCCAAGATTTAAATGCTATCGGATCTATTATGTCAAGATTTGTTGCACTATAATAGCCAAGAATAGCTAAATAAAATTCGTTAATTCCCTTTTCGTTATGTATCAAACCAACTATTTCTTGTGGTAGATTTTCCGCAAAATACTTTATTGCACCATGCTTCTTTAAGCACAGGGCAAATATTTGATACTCTAGTGGTATCTTATCTTTACTTGTTTCGTTTGCTTCTATTGACATTTCTTTTTTCTTTAAATATTTGATAGGATTTTTTTCTGTATTCGGAGTTCTTTTTTTTAGCAATTCTGTATGCCGTTGTGTCCACTACGCGTTTCTTTGATTTTTCTTTTGGCATGTGAGGACTATTTCTTATGGCTTGTATCATTCTTTCAAATACAGCCTCTTCGCTTAGCTTGTCATTATATCTAAATACAATTAATGCAACACCGTTCTCTTTACACCAATCTAACTTTTTAGAATCTCTCTGCAGGGCTTCTTCAAATTCATATTTTGATTCAAAAAATCTTTGAGTATAAAAGAAGTGCTGCCTACCATGATACTCTGCTGCGACCTTGTACTTCGGACAGTAGACATCTAATTTCATTTTATCGCCTATATGAAATTCATTGACTATTTTTTCACCAGGCAATAATTTTTTCATGATCAATGTAAGGGCTGTTTGGCCCCTTGACATTTTTTTCCTGCTATCTTTTAGCCAAGATAGACCTATTCTATTTATTTCTTTATTTGTTTTTGCAATTGGCCAACCCAATTGCCTAGATATTTCTGATATAGAAAGTGAAGTATCAAACATTAAATCTGTTAGATATTCAATATCGTCAGCGTCCTTATCTTGCAGCATGTCTTGATGCCGAATTGTAATCTTTGGTGAAATTTAAGGCCTTTCCAAAGTCTATTATCGACATATCTAGGTTCTCCCAAATTTTGGGAGACAAAGCCAATCCCAAAGAACTGCAATCTAACAGGCAATACTGAACCTTACCATTCATAGAATGGATTTTTTCATATATTTCATCAAATTTTTTATACAAACTATGATAACTTACGCTAATAACGTTTGATCTAACACCAAGTAAATTATTTATTCTTTTATAATCGTGAAGCGTAACTATAAGATTTGGTGTATTTTGTATAAAAAATTCAATAATAGAATTAAATACTGATTTATCTCTTTCGTAATAATACTCAAATACATTTGGAGAATAGTATCTATGATTCTTCTTGATGCCTATAGAGTTATGCTTTTCTTCTAGTATCTCACTTGCTAGATCCAAAGAAACGCTTTTCATAACTCTTGGATGATTTATGTTAATTGCTTTTATAATTTCCTTGGAAATATGAGATGGAAATGATTTGTCGCTCTTTTTATTTAGTCCAATAATTGAAGACTTAGATACATTAATAAATGCAAATTTTTCATCTTCTGACATC